CAATGACCAACTTGTAGTTGAAGAAACACGCCTAGCTAAATTAAAAGTTCAAATGGAAGAGATAGACCGAAAGGCAATCGGTAACTTAGCCATGTTTGGTGCGTTGTTTATTTATTACTGGAACTTAGCAGATGATGAAGGTATCACCGGTTCAGGAGCACACTTGAGCAGACAGCAAAGAAAAGACTCTAACTTTCAACCATACAAAATGCTTTTTGATGATGGCGAAACAATGGTTGATTATCGTATGGCTGACCCAGACAAGGGCGTTGTTGCCTTCATAGCTGATATAAAAGCATTTAAAGAAGCAGAGCAAAAAAATCAGACACTTGAAGGGCAAACACTTAGTAAAACGATGCGTCAGTCAGCCTATCAAATACTTACAGATAATCCATTTATGACTGGTTTTCGTAATGTTAGTGTTATAGCCGACCCTGAAGTAGAAGGGAATAGACTTATACAAGCAATCATAAGTATAGCGACAAGTCGCTTTCAGCCCCCATCTATGTTTCGTCATATAAATCAACTCGATGATGTGTATGTACCTGACCGGTCACAATCAAAACCGCTTACAATGGCTATAGATAGAATGTTCGGTCGAGAGCCTGCTAACGTAAGGAGGTATGAAACAGGTGCACCTATGTTACTGCCTGAGAAGAATATATGGAATTTACTTAGCAGAAGTGCATCGGTACGAAAAAGAAGAAACTCTTTTCAAGAAGTTTATGACATTCTTGAAGCAGATGGACAGCGTACTAACATCGTAGGTGGTCTTTCTTCTACTCAAGATAAAATAAAAACTAAAGAGTATTGGAATGATGAACAAACTCTATACGATGCTTTTGGAGAGTTTATATATACCTACTCCCCTAACAAACCAATTGAGGTTGGAAATAAAAAGTACAGAAATTTAACACTTGAGGAAGCAATGTATGAAATCATCACTGACTCTGGTTGGAATGATAAATATAAAGATGGTAAAATTGCTAATGTTGATACCGATGACTTTATGTATTCTGAAGACTTTTATGACAATCTAGGCAACATAAAAGACGCAAATGATGTATCTAATGTTGGTCTTCAAGAGTTACAAGATGTACGACTTGCATATGTAAGGGCTGCTCGTAAAGAGTTCTTTAAAAGCGAAACATTAGAAAAATTTAAAAACAAAGAAGGTCTCACTGTTTCAGAAGAAGCAGCGAGAATATCAAACTTAATTACAGAATAATTTAACCCCCACAACAAAAGAAAAATACAATGCCACAATCATATATAGAATATAGCAGTGGACTCGCTGCGACCACGTTTAGTGTGCCATTCAAATACCTGAACATAGACGATGTTAATGTTGTAGGTTACAATGGCGTATCTTGGACACCCCTTACAATAGCTTCAAGAAGTGAAGCAGCAAACACAGTAACACTTTCGGTTGCCCCTAGTGCATATAATAAGATACGAGTGTATCGACAAAGCACTTCTAATCAACTTGTAGACTTCCAAGCAGGTGCAAGACTTACTGAGAGTGAACTAGATACAGCATATAATCAGAGCTTGTTTGTGGCACAAGAAGTATCTGAAGATGCTAATACAAACCAGTTTAAACAAATACGAGATGCTTCTACTGCGGTAGGAAATTCTCTATCTAACTTTGCTAGTCAAGCATTTACTGCTAACTCTGGGGGAACTCAAACAGAGTTTTCACTTACTGCATTTACCCCAGAAACAACAGTACCAGAAGCCTTCCTAGTAAGCATTGATGGTGTAATACAGTCACCTACAGATGCTTATACAATATCTCGCTCACCTGCTAAAGTTACCCTAACTTCTGCTGCTCCGGCAAACGCAAAGGTTGTTATCGTTACAACTGCTAGTGCGGCAGGCTCAGCTGCAAACTTATTTTTAAACACTGATGGCAAAGTAGGCATTGGAACTACTATCCCTAATGGAAATTTACATGTTGGAGGAGCAACTGGTTCTTCTCAAAATATACTTACTCTTGAAGCGATACAAGATAGCGGTAGTCGTTTTATGCACATTCGCACTCCAGCGGATATGACTAGTGCCAACTCGCCTTTTGAGTTTTTTACTTCTAACGCATTTAAATTTGTAGTTGATTCTCATGAAGTAGTAATAAATTCAAGCGGCAACGTAGGCATTGGAACTACTAGTCCTAGTGAAGCATTAGAAGTAGTAGGAAAAATTATAGCTACTAATGGAACTGAATCAGTAGAGTTAAATAATACAGGGTCAATAGAACTTAGGCACGCATCTAACGCATTTATTGATTTTAAAAATGGTTCTGAAGATTTTGATTCAAGAATATTGTCGGATGCCGATGGTTTAGCATTTAGTACAGGTGGCTCAGGGTTACCTCCTTCACGTAGAATGACTATAGATAGTAATGGCAACGTAGGCATTGGAACTACTAGCCCTAGTAGTAAACTTGAAGTAGCTGGGGATGTTCGTGCAAATAACATAGTTGGCAGAGAATCAAATAATGGAATTATAATTAAGTCTGACCCTGAATCTCCAAATGGAACTAATGGAGGTTCACAGATAGAGTTATACTCTCAGGACTTTACAGCTACTCGTTCTCAAATTTATCACAAGGCTAGGTATTCTACATTTCAGGACTTAACTCCAACAGATATAGTTACTATTGGTTCACAAAGTAACACTAATACATTAAAAGTAACTGGTAATATTCAATATACTGGAACAATTAGTGACATCTCAGATAGTCGTTTAAAAGAAAATGTAGAACCACTTACAGGCAGCCTTGACAAGATTTGTCAGCTAGAAGCTAAATCTTATACAATGGTAGATGACGAAGATAAGACCGAAGAATTAGGTTTTATTGCTCAAGACGTTCAGCAGATATTTCCTAATCTTGTTAAAGAGAGCACCAACGAAGAATTACCTGAAGATGAAAGGGGAGACCCATTCTTAAACGTTGCTTATATTCAACTTATAGCTCCTATGGTAGAGGCTATCAAAGAACTTAAATCTGAAAATGAATCCCTAAAAGCACGAGTAGAGGCACTCGAAAATGCTTAACCCCTATATATCATGGCAATTACAAAGAACAACACTCGGATGCTCGATGGGAGCATTGACATAACTACACAAGTTACTGGGTATCAAACAGGTACATATACAACTACAATAACTCCCCAAACAAGTGGGACTATTTCACTTCATACAGGAAAAAATAATTCGTTTTATACTAAGGTTGGAAACTTAGTTCATGTTACAGGAGAACTTTGGGTTAGCTCTACAAGTTCACCTCAAGGTGGTGTAGCAATTTCTTTACCTTTTACTGTTGTTAATAATACATATCAAGCAGGAACAGGAAGTGTCATGTGTCATGGTGTGACTTACCAAAGTAATCAAAAAGGTAGTTTCCTAGTAAAGCCTAATATAAATACTACTGTTGCTACAATGTTCTACAATTCAACAAGTTCAATGTTGGGTCTTCAAGCACAGAATGCAGGGTTAGCTAATAACTCTCAAATTATTTTTACTCTAACCTATTTCACAGCATAAAATGGAATCACAACACTTCCCCTCGCTTGTCGGATTTGCCGGTATACTCGGTACTCTGACGTTGGCTGACATAAATGTAATTGTAGCTATCTTCGTTGGTCTAGCTTCATTCGCCTACCTAGTAATCAAAATAATCAAGGAGCTTAAAGATAATGAGTGACAAAGCAACAAAACTACATAACCTACAAGATATTCTTATTGATGAGTTTATACAACGTATCGAGAGTGGCAATGCTACCCCAAGTGACCTCAATGCTGCTCGTCAGATGCTTAAAGATAATAACATCTCTGCTACCTTAACAAATGACAACCCTATGAATGACCTAGTAAAAGTCTTGCCATTCAACGATGAGGGTGTCGACAAAGTTGTAAAAGCCTATAACGAATAATGAAAGTCCCTGAGCAGTTAAAGGATTTTCGTAACTTCCTTTACATCGTTTGGAAAGAATTAAACCTTCCAGACCCAACCCCTATACAATATGAGATTGCTTCCTTTATGCAATCAGGAGACAAGCGAGCTATTATCCAAGGTTTCCGAGGAGTTGGAAAATCATGGATATGCTCTGCTTTCGTCGTACATCAACTCCTCCTCGACCCTCGAAAAAATATCCTTGTTGTCTCAGCTTCAAAAACACGAGCAGACGATTTCTCTACATTTACGCTTAGGATTATCCATGAACTTGATATACTCGAACACCTACGACCTAAACCTAATCAGAGGTTTTCTAAAATCTCCTTCGATGTTGGACTCGCCCCTGCCTCTCACGCACCCTCAGTCAAGTCGTTGGGAGTTACCTCTCAACTAACAGGTAGTCGTGCTGACATCATTGTAGCAGATGACGTAGAAGTACCCAACAACAGTGCTACCCAAACCATGAGGGACAAGCTACAAGAACAAGTAAAAGAGTTCGACGCTATCCTCAAACCAGACGATGACTCTAGGGTTCTCGTTCTAGGTACACCCCAGTGTGAAGACACAATCTATTATAAGCTAGCTGAGAGGGGCTACAAGAGCCGAGTGTGGACTGCACAACACATCACCCCAACCAAGAACGAAACGGCTTATAACGGCAACGTCAGCCCCCTCTGTGTGGATTCTGAGAAAGAAGGAGACTCTACAGAACCAACAAGGTTCTCTAACGTAGACCTCAGAGAACGACAAATAAGCTATGGCTCTGCCGGCTTCTCCATGCAATTTATGCTCGATGCTCGCCTAAGCGATGTCGATAGATACCCTTTAAAACTTAGTGACCTCATCGTTACACCCATAGATAATGAAGTTGCTCCTGAGAAGCTCGTGTGGGCTTCCGCCCCTGACCTTGAGTATGATGGTACAATCCCTAACGTAGGACTCTCAGGGGACAGATACTACCGCCCAATGACCACTGTAGGTGACCACATCGAGTTTACCGGCAGCGTACTAAGCGTTGACCCCTCAGGGCGTGGTAAGGAC